TCATTTCCGATGCACCCAAGGCGGTTCCTCGCCGGTCAGCGAGATGATGGTGCGCCGGATCGTTTGGCTAAGCTCCTGCAGTGCCTCGAAATGCGGAGTTCCGACTCGAACCAACGGCGCGCATGCGGCCCGATTGCACGCGTCTGCCGCCGCGATTAGGCGTTGGAGGTCAGGTTGGCTGATCGTAGGTGACTTTCGCTTATGGCCGCCCATATTTGAGTCTCCTAATGAAAGAGAACAAAATAGGAACATATTCCGATTGCGGTCAAGGTCGGCTTGGACTAAATCTTTGTACGAAGCTGAATGCAGCGTTTGATTCGGAGCCTCGATGGCTAACCCGGAGCGCCAAGCCTCTTCAGCCAAATCCGGGCGCCCTCCCGTCATATGGGCTGTCGGTTACGCGCTCCGCTATGCGCGGTGTCGGCTGGCTCGCTCCGTCATGCGGCAAGTCATAGCAGATCGATCTGCGTCCCCGGTTCTGCGCTGGGTGCGCGCCTGGCTTTCCAAAAGGAACGCCATTTATGGAGATCCTATTCGTCCGTCGAAAGGGATTTCGAATTCGGGTCTCGGCCCGCTTCGTTGCGGCATGCACGGCGATCGTGACGCTGCTGATCTAGAAGGATGGGCGGCAACTAGCCGCCCATTCCGTCATTACGGTCAAGCGACGATGCGCTTCGCGGTAAGCGCATCGATCAGCGTCGCGAGCACGTTGCCAACACCAGTTGTGGTGTCGGTCGTTGGGTTGAGAGCAAAGTCCGAGCTATTGCCAGTCAGCGTGAAGTCAGGCTCGTTCTGTGCGGTATTTGCAAAACCATTCGAGGCAAAATGGTTGCGGAACTGATGAACGACTGAACCATCGATCCTGAACTTCTTAGTGGTAGGCGTACCGAATGTCCCCTCGATTTCCCACACATTTCGTGTGTCGACGTCCATGACCAGGTAGGCACCTGGGCAATCGGAAGGCATCGCCAAATACTTCGAGCCAACCCCGCCCGTATACATGAACCCGTTGTTTCGGAAGAACACGCGCGGATTAGGTCCGAACAGGGGCGGATCTGTGCCGGTCAGAGTGCCGATGACGACCGCGGCACGTTCAGCATCGTTCGCGCCTGCGTGGCCGCAGTCCCAAAACTTGTTCTCGGATATGTTGGTGGTCCATGCCAGGGACAACGAGATGGCATTCTGCCCGATCTCGCGGAAATCGTTGTTTGAGATGTCGCCGGATACATAGCGACCGAGAACGCCATAGGTACCGCCGTCAACCTTGTTGCCTGTCACCTTTACATTGATGCAGCGCTCGAGCCGGATGATGTCGGACGTACAGTTGACGAAGGAGTTGCCGATGAATTGGGCGCCCTCACTCCAGATATTCCTTCCGTTCACTTCCACGATGAATGGGGCTATGTATGCGAGACCGCCACCGCAATTTTCGACGATGTTGCTGGCGAAAACCGCGCCGCGTCTAATGAAACGAGAGTGTTGTTTCCACCTCGATGAATCGAAAACTCCACCAGAGGTATGCGCGGTGACGCACTCCCAAAGGATGAGACTGTTGCGCACCACGTCGCCCACTACGTAGGCCTTTCCAGTCACCCATAGTGGCCCATAAATCGTGCCGGCCAAGTTCTCGTGTTGGAGCTTAACGGCCACGATCCGAGATCGGTAGAAGTGATTGCCGATCATCGACACGCCGTCGTCGTCCGTGCCATAGATGTGGTACTGACCTGGCGTCGGGCCAAAATAGTTGCCATGCACCTTGAGCCTCTTGTTGAGGATGGTGCGGATGGCGAAAGAGTGACCTTCGATGTGGCAGTTGTAGACCTCAACAACCTGTTTCCAAGCCGTGCCAGACAAGGTGAAATCGGTTGGGATCGCATAGATAGCCGCGTCCTCACCATTTCCCTGATGGCCATCGCGAATAGGATCGTTGTAGGTCCAACCCACTCCGATCAACTTGCATTCGCGTACACGTAAGAGTTCACACCCCAACGCCAAGATATCGCGACCGAATACGTTCTGCGTCTTGAGGCGTACTATCTCGACGTTCTTGCAATCGTAGAATAGCATGCCTGAGATATTGCTTGCGGATGATGAGTTGAGATCGGTCTCCGTCAGGGGTTGGCCGGCGTCGATCTGCGTTTGCGCAAATCCAATCAACCTGCCGCCAGTAATCCTTACATCCAAGCAATTCTTGAACTTGAATGTGTGCGTTAGGGCAACCTTCTGTCGTATCTCGGTCTCTTCATCGATTCTAACCCAAATGCTATCGATGTTCTTAAACGTCTGATCGTCGTCATAGACACCAGTCCCATTCAACAGATACTGAGGGCCACTGAGATCGATCTTGACGGCTCCGCCCTGCGCATTTGCTGCCGCTACGAGCTTTTTCCAGGCTGCCGTATCCTTGGCGGCGCTGATACCTATAGGGCCAAATTGCTCTGGCCGGAGCCAGCCGTCACGGACCATGCTGATATTGGTGCGAGTCAGGGTCATTGCGATTCCTAAAAAAGTGCCCGCGCGAGGGCGGGCCGGTGTGTGAATTGTGAAAGTCTAGGGTGTGTGAGGTTGGGAGCCTTAAGGGCGTTGGTTTCTAACCTTCACCTGTCTGTTGGTGGCGACCACCATCTTCGGGATGTTTTTGCCCAACTCCTGCACGCTGCGCTCCACGCGAGCCAATTGCGCGGCATCGGCGCCAGGTGCGTTGATGGGAGCGTTGATGATTACGGATTGGCCGCCGCCACCGCCTACGGCTGGCATTTTACCGCCTCGCGGAATGATCAGTTCGCCGCGCTGCAGGATTGCCGGAATTTCTCCGGGCTTCAGTCCGGCGACGCCGCCCGAATGATAGCGCGGCGCCCCCACGAACGCTGCCGGCGACACCGAACGTTTTGTGCCGCTGCTGCCCGCCACGCCTCCCGTGTGCAGCACACTGCCCAGCAGGCCGCCCAAGAACCCGCCTTGGCCAATGATGCCGCCTGGCATCCGCAGCAGAGCGCCGGCAAGCTGCGTTACGATGCCGAGCAACTCGCTGGCCTCTAACTTGCCGTCCGCGAAGGCATCCATCAATCCCTTGAGCGCGCCGCCGACTGCGCTACCGAGCTGTTCGGCCGACTGGCTGGCCAGTTTCTGAGCCGCGTCGAATTCCTTCACGGCCTCTTTTGCAGCCTTGTAGTCGGCCTCGATCTGCGCCGCGGCACCGGCCCGCTTGTTGGCGTAGGAGATCACGTCATCAACGGTTGCACCGTTGCCCAATATCGACGGATTGGCTGCGATAGCGTCCGATCCAAGCACCTGACTAACAGGAGTGCCAGCCTTCGCCGTAAGCACGCTGACGGCCCCTTGCGGCCCCAGAAAATGTGCAAGATGCAACGCCGCCTCGTTCACGCTGACGCCAGCCTGTCGGAGTATGTCGGCATTCTCGCGCGCGTATGCTTCGATTAGCTTACGGCTGATTTCCGCGTCGCTGCGCAACGCCAAGATCGTAGCGTCGGACATTTCCTTGGCGCGGTCGGGGAAATTCTTTTTAAACAAATCGAGCCAGGTCGATTTGATGAACTGGCCGAGGCCGGTTGCCGAAGATGCCGAATTCTTGGCATTGGCGTTTCCGCCACTCTCAGCCTTGATGACGTCCTCGACGTATTTCGAGACGATCTCGTCCAGAGACGAGAAGCTGTTTTTAGTATCGCTGGCGCTGGTGGAGATCGATATCGGCGGTCGTTGAACCGACGCGGCAGCCGCTGCACTCGCTTTGCGGCGGGCCTCACTGACGGCAAGCAATCGCTGTTCCTGAACGGCCAGAGCCTCGTTTTCGCGGGTGAGTTCGGCAATACGTTCGGCAGGCGAGGTCTCGCCGATGCTGGTGCCAAGAATGCCGTCCCCGACACCTTCGCCGTTATTCAGTCGCCGAAGTTCATTCTCGATATCGAGGCGTTGCTTACCAATGGCAGCAAGTTGCGCGCTGATGTTGGTGTCGTTCTGCTCTGTGATTTGCTTCGCGCGATCGAGGAAGTCGTCAAGCGCGCTCACAGCCTCGACGATCGCGCCCCTGACACCGAAGCCGATGGTCGTCGCGATAGCCTGAAATTTTCGATCTACTTCATCAGCTTTGGCGATCACGTCGTCCGCCAGCACGGCGCCGAGGTCGTGTGCGGCCTTGATCTGGTCGCGGATTCCCTTCTCGCCCTGATCCAAAAGCTGCACGAACTTCTCGCCGCCATTGCCGCCGAAAATTTCGTCGGCCAACCGGATCGCGGACGCGCGGTCGAGTTGTGCAAGCTTTCCGATGATCTCGGTGAAGAGTTCAGACGGATCCTTGAGCTTCATCGCAAGCGTGGTGGAGTCGTACCCCAGCTGCTGAAGCGCGCCGGCGGCGCCGCCCTTGCCCGTAGCAGCGAACTCGCTCGCCCGGATGTTCAGTTCCTTGATGCCATCAACAAGGCTGTCGACTTCGACGCGGTTCACCTTTGCAACATACGAAAGCTCTTGGAATGCCTTGTTGGACAAGCCGGCCCGCTTCGCGCTGTCGCCGATCTCGGCGATTCCCTTGGCGATCTCGCGCGTGGTTGCCACAAGGCCAGACAGGCCGCCCACACCACCAATCAGGCCCGCGCCGAACTCTTTAAATAGGCCGCCCACACGGGAGACGGCGCCGCCGATATCCTTCTCTAGCCTACCGGCAAACTGCCTGCCGCGTTTTTCGATCGCGGAAAAATTGTCGTTGGCGACGTTGCGCGCCTTCTTCATCTCTTTTTCGAGCTTGTCGACTTTGGCGACGAGGTCGACGGCGAGCCGTTTTGATTGGTCGTTGGCCATTGGATTCCTTTAAAAAACGAAGGCCGACTCGTCGGCGGTTTCGTACATCGACAATCCCGTGGCGCCCTGTGCGGCGCGGCCTACTGCGATGATGGCTGCGACGGCGGGGTCGATCTTGTCGACTGATTTTTCCTTTAGCGGACGACGATTCCCGCTGGCGTCTGTGTAGAGCACGACGTTACCGATGGCCCAGCGCAGCAGCGGGTTGCCGCCATGCACCAGCTTGCGCTCAAACATCAGCGCTTCGAAATCGATAACCGGCCGCGCGAACGTCGCGATGTTCTGCGGGAACTCCGCAACCGATAGGCCGTCTTCTTCAAGGGAACGCATTACGTCCTGCGCGTGCCACCGATCGAACGCGACTTCCTGCACATCGAACCGCTCGGCCAAATCGCGGATGTACTGCTCGACCATGCCAAGGTCGATCGTGTCGCCAGGGCACGCCGTTAGGTAGCCCTGGTCACGCCACAATGTATAAGGCACGTCATCCGCGCGCTTGCGGATTGCCCCCTCTGGACAGAACGACTGCACGTGCACGGCCATCCGTCCGTCATCGAGCGGAACCGCTAAAGACACGGCGCAAAGATCGATCCGCTTGGCCAGGTCGACGCCGATCCACGCTGGCCGCCCTTCCAGCGCCGATAGGTCTAGCTCGCCGCTATTCTCATCCCAAACGCCGATCGACCATTCAGGATTCGACACGCCGTCGAGCCACACGTTGAGATGAAGCTGGCGGAACATTTCCCGGTCGGCTGGCCGGTGCTCGGCTTCCCGCACAAGCTGGCGCAAGCCATCAATGTCAGGGTAAGGCGGATCGCAACTAAGGCCCGGATTGACCCGGCGCCATAGCACTTCGTTACGATAGTCCTCTTCCGGTCCAGCCTCGAACAGCACGGGCAAAAATGCCTCGTCCACGATCTGCCCGGTCGCCACTGCGCGGGCATATTTGTACATGTCGTAAGCGAGGTTTTCGTGCCCGACGCCGGCCGTGGTTGTGACGACAAGCAGCGAGCCGGGTGTTTTTACCAGGCCCGTCTTAATAGCGTCCCAAAGGTCACGTTTCTTCCAGGCATGCAACTCGTCAACGAGCGCGAACATTGGCGTGCGTCCATGCGCCGTTGCGGCATCAGCGGACATTGCCCGATAGAAAGCGCCGCTCTTGCGGTGCGTGATGCGCGACTTGGTATCTTGTACCTGGAAGGCTTCTTCCGTGCGCGGATGGGCGCGAATGATGCCAACCATCTCCTCCAGCGCAATGCGCGCCTGGTCCCGGTCAACGGCGGCCGACATCACTTGCGAGCGCGGGATTCGCTCCGGGCCGAGCGCCACGAGGCAAAGCGCGCTTCCGAGCGTCGTCTTGCGCGCACCGCGTGGGATTAGTGCGAAGACTGTTTTGATTTTCCGCGTGCCATCGCGGTTCGTGTCGCCATAGACGCGCCGAACAAGGCGCTCTTGCCAGCGATCAAGCTGAAACTGTCTGCCGGGCAGCCCCGACTTAGGGTGGCGTAAAGCCCGAATAAATCGGACGGCACGTTCGCCTTTGCCATGCGGATCGGGGATTTCGCTGTCATCGAATAGCCAACCTGGATAGCTAGAGGTCGCCGAGGTCGTCGTCTTCGTCATTGCCAACGGCGCCTCCCTTGTTTTTGTTCCGCGATGCCGGCGTAAGGCCAAGCTCACCGGCAAGCCTGGCCAGTGTTGCGTGGTATTCCTTGAGCAGGGTTGTTTCCGGCCGGCGCTTCACTTCGCCCTGCGGCGAAACCATCGTCAGGCCGTGGGCGGCAATGGCTGCCTCGCAATCGGCGATATGCGCCACGACGCGGCAATAGGCGTCGACAACGGGTAGCTCGTGGTCGGCAATCTTTCGCTGCGCCACGAGCACGCCAAGCACCTTGCGCCACTCCTTAGCGGCACGAGCAGGCATGGCTGCAGGTACGGGCGGCACCTTGCTAAGTGCGCCGTCTAGCGCGCGTACCTCTGCCTTGCGACCCCTAGCCAATCCGTTTGCAGCGCAACTCCAGGCCGCGCCGCCTCCCGATTTCCTTGGTCTCGATAAGGTTGTGGGCCTGACCGCCATATACGATGCGGTCGGAAAGCAGCACGCCGTCCACGAACCGCGTTCGAAAGATTGTCGCGGTTTCCGAAGATGCACCATACGCACGCTGGAATTCTTCGGTACTGGCCTCGATTAGCTGCGCGCGAAGCGTCGCGAATGGAGACCATGTTTCGATCTGTGTACCGGCGCCATCGTCTTCGAAGGTGGCGCGTTCGATCGTTATTTGCCGGTCCAGTTTGCCAGCTCTCATAGTATCCCCACGGTATCTTCTGTCTGGACCGTAAAGGTGATCACCGCGTGCGAATGTTCCCCATCCGGGTCGCGCAAAAACACGGTATCTCCAAACTCGAAGGACAAATCGAAGCCGTCTTGCAGACCGGAAGCACGACGCAATGCGCGCCGGATTTCGCCGGCTATTTCCTTCACCGCGACCGTGCCGTTTTCGGCGGTCCATGCGTGGATGGTCAGGAACACTTCCGACAGGTCGGCGCATTCGATATCGTCGCCAACAGTCTGCGCATCGCCGACGATGACGCAGGGAAAAATCTCCGGCCGGCTGCTGCGGTCGAAGATATTCGCGGCCGGCACGAGCGTCGTGAGCGGCGCGTGAGCGCGCATCGTCACGACTGCAAACCGCTGGGCTGCAAGGCTGGCTTCGCTCATGGCAGCGCTTCCCATGCGGCCAGTGCAGCCGCGCAGATGGCGTCCTGTAATTCGCCAGGCTTAATGCTGACGCCGCGCGAGCGCTCGCGACCGGGAACCAGCGCGTAGACCTCGCCGGTCTTATGGTCCTTCCAGATCGCGCCGCGGCGGACAATGAAGTCTCCGACATGGGCGTCGAACTCGCCGACAACGTCGCGCGTCTCACCCGGAAACCAGTGCCTCAGGACGCGCTTAATCTCGATGTTCATTTGCCCCATGCCTCCTTAACAGCATCCGCAATCGCACGGTCGATGCGGCGCCTAACGCGCTTTTTGAGTGTAGTAACGGACGGCCAGAAGAACGAATTTCGGTTCATGTGCGAGGTTCCGTATTCTTGGAACAAAGCATGATCGCTGTCGGCCGAAATGGTGGCCGACAAGTCGCTTGTCATGGTCTTGCGGATGCTGCCCTTGAGGTCGCGGCCCGCTGTTGCCGGGTCGTCCGGCGCGAGATATTTCATGCGGGCAACAATCTCGTCGGCGCCTTTTTCGATGGCCTCCGGGATTGCCTTCCGTGCTGCCTTCGGGATGGCGTCGAACGCCTTCAGCAGGGATGCCAAGTCATCTCTAGGCATCCGAGTCCGCCCACGAATAGTTTCGCCGGCTGGCTACGATGTCCCAAACACCAAGCGGCAACTCTGCCGCGGATACGCCGACAGTTGTGGCTTCCCTGTTTTCATACAGATGCGCGGTAAGTTGGCGCACCGCCTCGCACAGGTCGGCCGGAACCGCAGATGGAAATTCGGCTTCGATGGCATAGCCGAGAAGCTGCTCTAACAGTGCCTGAGCGGCGTCGATCTTGCCGGTGATCAGGGTGTCGTCATCGTCCAGCGTGACGCCAAGATGGGCCTTAACGTCGGCCAAGGTGACGATAGCCATAGGTTGAAATTCCTATTTAGGGAGAATTGGTAACTTTGGGGCGCAGGTGGTCTCCGCGTGAGCGCGGAAAGTTGCGATCCTAACCCCAGTCGTGGCATGAACTGTCTCTCGCGAAAATCACGGGGACTTTCATGGACGCGCAAGAGTTATACGTCCGGCTCGGCCGACTAATCCAAGAGGCACCGAAGTTTCGCGCGGCAGTTCAAGGCCCCGCCGAGCGGCAGTGGTTAGCAAGAGCCTACGCTTTGGTTCGGGCAACCGGCGACATTGTCGACGCAACAAGGTTTAAAACTATTAGCGACTTCATTTCATTCGGCGACACGGATTACATCCATGAGGCATTCAATATAATCTACCGTGCTCTTGCTGTGGCTGAGATGAAAGCGCCAGCGGCTGCGCAAGGCGCCTTCATCGGTGCTGGAAGTGTGTTCGATGCACTTGCGGCAGTATCTAAGGTTTTTGACACCTCTAAAGATGTGATACGGATTGTAGATCCATATATGGATTCCAAGGCCGTTACCGAATTTGCCGTTCTGGCGGGGGACGGAATAAGGGTTGAGTTGCTGTCAGACAGCCAAACGGCAAAAGACTCGTTCCGTCCAGCAGTCAAGGCCTATCAGGCCCAACACGGAAGCAACCGCCCCTTGGAAGCCAGGCTTGCTGCTGGAAGATCGCTGCACGATCGTCTCATATTCATCGATGGCGACACACCGTGGATGCTAACTCAATCGTTAAACGCGCTCGCTTCTCGATCACCCGCAACCATCGTTAGGATTGAAGGCGATACAGTGCCACTCAAAATTTCTGCCTATGAATCTTATTGGCAAGCTGCGCAGCCGATCTAACGCCCAAACCCACCCTCGCTCCTGATGTTCTTCCTGCGATTACACCGCCCGTTATATGGCTGCCAATTGCTGCGGTCCCAAAACAAGCGCATATCTCCCTTAGGTGCGCGGATGTGGTCCACCATATCCGCCTGCTTCCCGCATCCACACATACACAGCGGCAGACCGAGCGCCACAAGCCAAGCCTTGCTCTCGCGTGCCCACTTACCATCATATCCACGCGCCGCTGCGCTGCCGCGCCTTGCGTCGTTATCTGCCTGTCTTGCAGTCGCACGTGCTTGTTCATGAGCGCAACGTTGGCTTTGCGGCACGCTACATCCGCACGCGGTAATTCGGTTCGGCATGATCAATCCTATGTGCAAACGGACGGCCAGCGTCCTGCATGGCCGTCCGTCGCTCTGCCCGCAACGCGGACACGGTTAGCGCGCCGGGTAACTACTCCGGCACGACTTGCTCTGCTGCCGCCGGAAAGGAGGCAATGGCGGGCCGATGGCAGCTTTCCCCGGCGCGAGCCAGCGCCGTCCAATACCCGCCGATAGTTTCAAGCTACGGGCGCGACCGCAGGATCGCCAAGCACGAACACCGCTCCAGCCGCAATAGATGTGCCGCTGGTCTTTGTGATTTTGGCACGCACGAACCTCTTGCCGCCTCGGTAGCCCAGGCGATAGACCGTGTTCTCCGCAAGCGATGCTGGCAACGCGGTGCCGATCGCATCGGCTGCAGCCACGTCAGCGAAATCGCCGTCCGTCGTCGAATCGCTTTCCTGCAGCGCCATCACGTAAAGGCCAGAGCCAGCAATGGCGCCCGTGTTAACGACAAGCTCAGCGCTGGAGTAGCCGCGCAGATCGACAGCGGTGCCGGCAAGCGTAGCCGACTGCACCGCGGGAACCAGCGAGGCAACGGCTTTAATTTTCGAGTGAAGATCCTTCATCGATGCAATCTCCTTAAGAAGCCGCGACCTTAAGCAGCTTGATGGCGCGGCTGTCGCCAAGACCGCCGCCGACGCGCGCATAAGTGTCGTACAAAACGGTGCCCTTGACCGTTACGGCGTCGCGCTCAACGCGCAGGCCCTGACGATCGACAACCACGTAACCCTGATTGAAATCGCCGAAAGCGGCGATCATCTTGTCCGCGCCGATGTCGTCTAGATGGTCGTCGATCATGACCGGGTAGCCAAGGATCGAACCGTTCTCGGCGTTCTCGACGAGGTTGCCGGTAGCGGCCCACAGGAAGCGCTTTGCAGTGTCCTGAAGCTGACGGAAGCGGATATAAGTCGAGTTGTTGCAAAGCAGTTTCGCATTCCCGCGGAACCGCGGGTGCAACGTCAAAACGAGCTGCACCAGCGCCTTGGCCAAATTGTCGTCGGTGGGCGCCGAAGCGTGGCCGGCCGGGATGTACTGCAGCTTACCCCAATCTCGGGCTGCATCAGCGGTGCTGACGATATCGTACGTCAAAATCCCGCGCGGTTTGCCGCCAACGCCGTCGCCGTTCCAGAATGCATCGCCTTCGGTAAGCGCGAAGTCGTTGGCCACCCAGGTCTGGAACCATGCGGCCACGTCGAAACTAGCGTCTTCCACAAGGTGGCGTGTGGCTGCCGGCGCTGCATACATTTCCTGCACGCCATACGTGTGCTTGATCAGCTTCGGGCGTGCGGTGTCCTGCGGCCTGGTTTCCGCCTCATCAACCCACTGCGCACCACGGTTGCCGGTCGAATAGTACCGCTCGTATGAATTGCCAGAAATCGAAACGGTTTCAGCAAGAGTGCGGATCGGGGAGACGTCGGCAAGCATGTTGCGAATGCTGGTGTCGACGGTCGGCAGGATGAAGAATCCGCCGTCCGCGTCGGGCGTGGAGCCGGCTGCCTTAATCTCGACGTCACTGCCGGTGCGGATGAACGAGGCAAGCGCTTTACGCTCGATCTCGGCTGCTTCGTTCCTATTGGCGGCAGTCGCGGCAGGGCGGTTGAGTTTGGTTTCCAGCCCGTCAATGCGAGCCTTCAGGGCGTCGACGGCAGCGGTAGCCGCGGCGGCGGCTTTTGTTTCGACTTCGGCCAGCTTGGCGGCGAGGTCAGCACTATTTTCCATGGAAAATTCCTTAATTGTAGAAATCCGGGCACGGTCATGAGCCGGCACGGCAACAAATGAAACCTCGACAAGATCGAGGTCGCTGATGACGCGGCCACCGCCTTTGCGGGGAGCCGCTTTCTTGGTCATGAAGCCGACCGACAGGCCGGTGACCGCTTTCGCCTGCAGAAGCGCGCGCACTTCCTTGGCACGTGACACATCGTCGACAAGCAGCTTGCCAGCGACGTGAAGGCCATCGGATTCGACGGCGATTGAATCCCACACGCCAACGGCTTGCGCTTGGTCGTGTGCGAAGAGCATGGGCAACGACTTACCTATGGCGCCGGCAAAGGCGATGGGCTCGATCACGTCACCGACGCGATCCGGGCTTGAAAAGTCCCAAGCCTTCCCGGTTACAGCGCCCGTATCGTCCGCCTCGAAGGCGGCTTTGAATTCGAACCGCTCCATCTATGCGGCCTCTTTGTCGTCGCCATAAAGTGACGCGCCTAATATCTCAACAGCGAGGCCGATATGCTCGGCGACCGGCTCCCTATCGAAATAGGCTTTGACAAGCGCATGGGCCTCGCTGGCACTCTTACCGCCTCCGATCAGTCCAATGCGGATTATCTCGCGAATGACGTCCACCTTGGCATTGCCATTGTAGAGCCACTGAAAAATTGCGAAGATGCCGGCGTCGAATTTGCGTTCCAATTCGCGCAGCAAATCAAGCGGATCGCTCTTGTCTTCGTGGAGCGTAAATACATGCTTGTCGTCGCCGAAAAACCTTGTTATGCGCGTGTCCGGATTTACAGCCACTAGGCGGCCTCCCTCTCTGGATTGTTGTTTGCCGGCGCTGAAGGGCCGGGCGTGATTGCCGGGTTGGCGAACTCGTTGCCACCATCGCGAGGCGGCATGCCGAGCCAGTCGCGCGCCTCATTCGGGTTGAGTACGCGTGCCGTTATCAGCGTAGAAATGGCCGTGGCGCGCTCGCCAAGGTCACCTTGGCTGAAGTCGTCCAGATCGAAGCAGAAGCGGTATTCGCCGCGTTCCTCAGGAGTGAGAAGAGCCCGATTCAAAGCGGCTTCAACAGCACGCATCCACGGGAGAACGGTGCTGGTGATGTATTCTCGCGCAGCTTGGGAATAGTTCCCCCAAGTGGCCCGGTCGAGCAAGCCAACCATATGCTGCGGAATGCCAAAAGCCCGAGCAATATCGGACGTTTGATAATTGCGTAATTCGAGCAACTGACTGTCGACGCTCGTCATCGTCATCTGCTTAAATGACGCGCCATCCCATAGAACGGCGGTCGACCCGGCCTTATCGGAACCCTCGAATGCGGCACGCCACGCGGAACGCAGCTTAGCAAGGCCGTTGTCGCCGATCTTCACGTCTTTCGGGAATTCGATGACGCCGCCGGGTCGCGCCGAGTTCGACCAGAATGCGCGGACATACAGCTCCATCGCCTTCGCGGCGCTAATGGCGTCTCGCGCCAATGATAGCGGGCAACGCGTGAATGGGCCGCGGACGTGGATGACGTCCGCGGACTGCATCACCCGGCCCTGGATCCGATACGTCGGTTCGCCTGAGCCTGTGCTCGCGTATTCGACAGTGATTATATTCGGTTCGTAGCGAATGATTTCACGTACTTCGCCACCGACCCGGTTTACCCAGGCCATGGCGCCGCGATCTTGAGACAGCGCGGTTATGACCAGATCGCGCAGTAGTTCGTAGCCACTTGTCCAGCCATTGGCCTGGCCGGTCAGCAGCTTCAGCGCGGGGTGGTCGGGAACGTCCGTCTCCTCGGCACCGACGCGGCGTTTCACCGTTAGAGCAGCCGTGGCGACAGACTCCGAAATCACCTTGATAGCGTTTGCAACGGGGGGGACGGACAGCGCCTGAGCGGGGCTGACGCACAGCCCTGCTGTGGAGCCGAGCATTCCGAGTATTTCGTCGTCAGTCGATCCCGCGGCTTTGGTTTCGACTGGCGGCGCTGATTTTCGATTAAACGGCCACACTTCTTTCGGCCTCCTTTATAATTGTCTGACAAATCAGACCAATAGGTACAAGCGCGTATGTTCGGTCGATCAGTAGGCGCGGCACGTCGCGGTCGGCGATAAGCCGCGGTCCGCCACTGCCCTTCATGGGGAAAGTTGGCGCTACCAGGATCGCGTCGGGAGGCGGTGGCTGTTGGAGCGCGTTGTACGCGTCAGCCAACGCTTGCAACCAAACCGCCCCAGCCTTTTCCAGCTCGGCGCCAATGCGCAAAACGGCAATATCGCGCAGACTGAACCAGCGACGGCCTTTGCGGCGTTCCGTGAAGAGCACCGATACGTCGCGTGCGCGGTGGATCAACGACGCCAACGTTCCGGCTGGCATGCCGCACAGGCGCGCGGCGTCTTCGCGCGTCAAGTCGCGCACGCTCCATTTGAGCATGGTTTGCCTCTGCAAAGAATTTTAAAGCTTAAAAAGGGGGGGGGCGTGACCCGACTGCCCTACAGCAGTAGGCCGCGCCGACCCGGCCTGCTTAGCCAGGCGCGGGTGATGCAATCGCTGGAATGGGCAGCGACGAAGTCACGTCAGACATCCGTAACGCCCTACGCCTATAAACGGCTTTCGGGGCCACGATTCGGCACCCTTCACCTATACAGGTTGCCATTTTAGTCACGCAGCGGCCATCGCCGCGCGCACAGGGAACTTATCCCCGAACGTAGTGTTCACTACCCCTCACTGATACTCACCATGAGAAGGGGCTTTAGGGACGTTATGCGGCAGATTTTTTCATTGCAGCGCGCAAATTGTCGTTGGCCACTATTGCCTGTGTGGCCCACTTGCCTGCGGTCAGCAATGCGGCACCACCCCGACGATCGGCATACCCCCCTCGTGCGCCGAGCGCCCTGCCGACGTCGGCAACATGCCCACCGGAAAGGACTACCTCGATAACCGTGTCGACTTCCGCCGGCGGATTGGCGATATCCGGTTCGTCAACGCGCCGGGCATCTCCGCGCCGCTTACCCATCTTAAGCTGACCAAGGCCGCCGATGGCACCGAGAAAAATGGTCCCTTCAGCGATAGCCGGCGCGCAGAAACCAAATCGACACTCGGGATGAAAATCAAAAACATCCCGCTGCGGCTTCACCGTAATTCCGCGCGAGTCTCCGTCCCAATTTCCGGTTTTCGCGGGCGCTGACTCTGCATCGCCAAGCCGCGGCTTGACCGCCGGCAACGCGAGATACGCGTCCAGGCTCCGCGGATCTGGGTTCTTGCCGCGAGGCTTGCCGTCCTTGCGCCGATCCACGCCCAAGCCTTTCGTTGGCTCGTTGTCGTTGGCAGCTTCCGGTGGCAAGCGGTCCCGCGCTACCAACCACAGGGCTGCAGCGCCACGCTCGTCGTGCTTCCGTAGCCAGTTCCATGCGGGCCGGCTGCCACGATAGCGGATGCGTACGGCGGGCTGCTTCGGCTCCGGGCTTGCTCTTAGAATGGCGTCCGCCGCGTGCAGGAGTTCCTTTCGAGTGCTCATGCTGCCACTCCCATTTCGTTATTGGCCGCGGAGCGCGCGTACTCCACCCCTGTGGTGGCTGTTTTGCGGATTGACACGAAGAAGCCTCTAAGATCCGAGGAATCTTCGAGGGGGCCGACGAAATCGTTCGCGCGGCAAATATCCGCGAGCTGCCTGTTCGCTTTGACCGCTTCGTCTTCGTCCATCGAAACGATCGGCAGAGTGTGGCGAAACTCAAGGCCATCCTCTTCGCCGCCAACGACGCGGAAGTCCAGGTGAAGCTTGAAATCCTGGTCGCCTCGGTTCTCGAAATCTGTTGCGAAAATCACTGCGTCGTGGGTGCCGAAAGGTAGGTGCTTTCCGGAGAGACCGCTAGCGGGCCGCTTGGGCCTCGCATCCTTCTGTCGTCTCGGTACGCGCGGCGCGTCGTCATTATCGGCATCGACGGGCGGCGCTTCTTTGGCAGGCCGATCTCGCCGCTGCTTGCCCTTCGGATCTTCGCGGAATCGCTCCTCCTTAATCCAGCGCGCCAGGTGCATCCGCTCGATGCCGCCGGCCGCGTCCTTCCAGGCTTTTGCCGCGGCCACCATCTCGGCGTGAAGTTCCGGTTCCGGTCCTAGCTTTTGATATGCAGCGCGCGCTGCCACGTATTCGGACCTTACGTCATATGTGCGATAGAGTTCCTCGAATCCCCCTTGCGCCGACGCACTGGCCGCAAGGCCATGTGCAGGCGCGGCGCAATCATTGTCCTCCTTACCTGTCCCCGGCTCGGTAGCCGGGTCGGGTAGTAGGGTCTTCGGCCCGGTAGCGTGGGTCGGTTCGGCATCAACTGGCCCATTAGCGCGGGCCACCAGTGGCCCATTGGCGTGGGCCGGTTCAACTGGCCCGGTAGCGTGGGTCGGTTCGGGAAATTTGCCTTGTGCGGCAAGCTCTAGAACATTGACGACGGGGACGTATCGGCTCGCGCCCTTGCCCTTGCCGCGGCCCTGGAAGGTGCGGACAACCCAGCCTGTGCCCATCAATGCGATGATTGCTCGCTGCACGGCATTGCGCGACGGCACGGTTGCGCCGGCAGGGGCGCGTTGCTTCATGACCTTGGCCACGTGGCGCTGGGAAAGCAGGGCATCGCCGTGGTCGTCGTGGTACCAGCCGACAAGAAAGCGATAGACGATGCGGGCCGTCTCATAAAGGCGATCGTCCAGGTCAATCAGTTGCGCCATACGGAACTGCGCAACCGGACTTGGGAAGGCGTCGACACTGTGCGTCCAGTAGGCGGGGGATTCGCCGATTCTGGTTTCAGCCTGCGACATCGGCGACAGCCCCCGCGATTGCGTCGGCCACGGCCGGAGGAAAAGCTACAATCCGCTGGCCGTTGAATTCCGGCCCGTATACGCGAATGCCGTTCCGCGTCTCAACGAGGCGCAGGTTGCGGATGAAAATTCCTTCGTCGAGGCGAACGTCGAGAAACGCGCGCGTGTTGCCGCCCGGCCTTGCCGGACGATAGTTCGTGATTTCCACGTGGGAAACTCCCATTTCAGAGTAGGTGTCAGGTGCTGGCCGGTAGTCCCGGCTCGTGATTAGCGCCCCAGCCGCCGAGCGGCCGGGGTGTGGTGTTTACACGATAAACTTCCGATAACGCGGATGGCCTGTTATCTCGATTTCGTCGCTCGGCTCGGCTGGCTTTGCCTCCAGCGCCACCTGCTCAAAAAAACGGATGGCACCATTGCGGCCCGCTTCGACTTCAGCACCTCGTCGACGAGAGCGGCGAGTGACTGGAGTTGTCCCAACGTGTAAGCGGCGAGCGGCTTCATGCTGCGGCCCTCGCGGCAATGCGCTGGTTATCATTAGCGTAGTCGTAAATCGCCGTCCGTCTCTGGTCGGCGAGCCATGCCTCCAAGTCGGGTAGGGCATACCTCACGCTTCCCCCCAGCTTCATGTAAACCGGACCAGTGCCCGTCATACGCGACTTATTAAGCCACGAGGGCGATTTACCGATTTTTGTTGCCGCATCGTTCGTCGAAAATAGCAGTTGACCCTCCCTTGATTTGCGTGTATGTATTTAGCGAACGGTGGAATTTGACCGTAATTTAAACTAGACGATTTTTCTACGCGTGTCAAGGTGACGCTTGCCTTGTCAGGTTGCGACGTCAGTGACAAAGTCGCTCCACTGCCAATTTTCGTATTTGTCGCCGCGCTGCTTGATCTGCGTATAGCGCTGAAGGCTCGCCCACGACCGATGCCCTGACACAGCCGCGACATGCGGAATGGAGTTTCCGAGTTCGAACAGGCGGCTCACCGCCTCGTGTCGGAGATCGTGGAAGTGTAAGTCGTCGATTGCCAGTACCCTGCAGGCCCGCGTGAAGGCTGCCCCGATGGCGTCTGTAGAGTACGGAAAGATATTCGGCTTGCTGCGCGGCATGCTCTTGATGATGCGCATCGCCTCTGGCGGTATGTCGACATAAACGTCGTTTCCTATCTTTTGGCCAGGGTGTTTCATATCGCGCACAAGGATTCGCGAATGTTCCTCATCGAGGTCCGCCCACGCGATGCGAGTAATCTCCCCCATTCGGCGTGAACTAAAGATCGCGAATGCGACGATCTTCGCCATGGGAGCGGAATGCGGGGCGCGTATCTGGCGCTTCGTGAAATGCTCTAGGAGCAGATTTAGCTCGACGAGGGTAGGGCGCCGGTCGCGCTTAGTGGACTTACTGGTTTTGTCATGCCTCGCAAGGACGCGTTGCGCTGCCTGCATCTCGGCGTAGTCGAGCGGAATGCCCCACGCCGGCTTGGCGTCGCGAAAGATCGCGGCGAGATGGCTAACGTAATTGCCGATCGTCTGCGGTTTGCGGTCGCCCTTGGCAAGCGCGTCGGCGAAGCCAACGATGTCGGCTGACCGAATTACTGCGCAGTCCATGGTGGCGATCTGGTAGTCCTTAATCGATCGCAGGACTTGCTCCTTGGTCCGGCCGATGGTGCGCTTCTCCGAGGTGTATCGGTCGATAGCATCGGCCAGCGTGGTTTTCGGTTTCTTCAGATCGTCAAGCGCTCCGGGCCGGGCTAGTTCGGCTTCGCGGTAGGCGGCCCAGGCTTTCGCCTCCCGCCGCTTGCTGAAAGTCTTGGCTTCTCGCCAAACGATTGCGCCAGCTTTCTTCTTCACGATCTGGGCGGTATACCCCGTCGAACCGTCCGCGCGCTTTCGCGCCATGATGGTGCCCAT